AAATTAAGTTTAATTTCGCTATATGTTAGAGCTATTATAGGTAAAGCTAACCCAGGATTTTCATTAAACCAGAATCTAAGGGGGACATAAAGAGTTTTCGATTCCTTTCCGTTATACGGTAGTTCACTTTTCTGACTAGTTCCTATAATTTTTTCAAGGGATTTTTTCATATTCTTTTTTTGTGAAAGTTCACCCCATATATCTAACCAAACACCGTAATGTGTATCTATTATAGAATCTCCTATTTGAAGTTCTATTTTTTCAAGAAGAGCATTTCCTACATTCTCAGTCCAAGCTGCTGAAGTATATGAAATAGTATCTTCTACTGGCCAGTTATCTAAATCAGTAGTTCCAAAAGCCCATGTGTCAGCTGATTGTACTATTGGTGTTATTACTTTACTCCAAATCCAATAATCAAATGAAGGGTCGAAGAAATAATCTGTATCTGATGCATTTGTTTTAGTATAAGGGTCTTGTGGATCTCCTGAAAAAAAATCAGTTGTTTCTAATATAGGTAATTTACAAACGAAGTATATTTTATTGATAAGGTCTCCTGATCTCTTAAGAGTACAACTTGTTTTGCTTCCAAAATCTATTGCATTATCAAAAACTTGTTCGATAGATTCCATAGAAAATGACGTGTGTCTTCTATAAACTGTTTTCCAAAATGTAATTGAAGGTGTCCCTGTTAAATAAAGATCATGTTGACCTTTTGCTGTTAATTCAATCAAGGCTCCTCTTGGCATTCTACAATATAGCAATATTTTTTTAAACGTTTTAAACCTTTTAAGTTTTAAAAAGTGTAAAAAGTTTACATATTATGATTTCTTCATTCTATTTCTTAATAATGTAGAAGAAATGCCAGGAGTCCTAGGGAGGTAAAGTATATCACTCGATACCCAATTAAACTTATTTTCCCAATCATTTCCCATAACTAAAACATTACAATTATTACTTTTAATATAATGATTCTTTTTTTCTAAGGATTCTTCTTTAAATACTTTTGAATTAGAATACTTTTGAACATTGTATAATCTTTTTTGTAAAGAATCAAAAGATTTTTTACCTTTTTTCGAGTTAAGTTCGTCAGTTGAAATACCTATAACTACATTATCGCTTAAATTTTTACACTTATTGATTATATTTTTATGTCCTTTATGAAATAAATCAAATGTACCAAATGTTATTATTTTAGTTACTATTATATTAGGTTTTCTGATATACACAAGCTTATTTAGTATCTTTTTCATTTTATTATTTTTAACATAAACATTGTTTGCATAATTTAAATAAATGTATTCTATTTTTGTTAAATCGTTTAAAAATAAATTAAGTTTAACATTTGGAAAATAGAATATTACATTTAATGATTGTTTCATAAAAGTTTCACAATCCGTAAAGTTAACAATACTTATTTTATCTTTAGAAATTTTATTTAATATTTTTTGTGTAGATATACTATTGTCTACTAATAATATTTTATTATTTGGTTTATAATTTTTATAATTCTTTATTTTGTTTTTTGTATTTTGTATAGCTATTTTTTTCAAAAAATTAAAATCGTGTATAGCATTTTGCCAACTTTTATAAACAACTTTTTCAGGCATCTTTTTTGAGTGAGAAGAAATTATACATTCTTTATGTACGTCACCATATGATAAATTAACTTCTCGTACATAATCATTAAAAAAAGGAAGATTCATTCCATTAAAATTATAATATTTTTTTGGTAAAACACAACTACGAGGTAATTTTTTTTTATGATATAACCCTCTTCCATCCATATTTATTAAATTATTATCTTCATCAAATGATGACCAAAAAATATCGACTCTAAATTGTCTATGATGTTCTATATTTTCTGCTATATAATTACACCCAGGATTATTATTAATATCAGTATCATATCCCCAGATTTTAAATCCATATTTTAAAAGTTCAGGTCCCACTACTTCTCTAAAGTATTTTTTATATTTATCCATTACTATTATATCGTAATCATCTGTCCAAGGCATCATTTGTTTATTTCTTATTAAACCTATAGATGAACCAGCAAAAACAATATAATCAAGTTTTAAAGAATTACAAATTTTAAAAAATAATTTACTTAAATTATGTACATGTTCACCATACATAGTTGATTTGTAATTTTTAATACTATTATATGGACTATATTCATAAAAATCAATAAATGACGTATTAAATAATTTTAAAACTCTTAAATTTTTAATATTAGTATATTTTTTAAAAATTATAGTTACAGTTGATATAATTAACATACAACTTGTTATTACAATGTATATTATCATTAATATATAGTAATATATTTATTTTCTTTTTTTATTACGTCTGTTTCTCTTTTTCTTTCCAAATAGCATAACTTCTTGAACAGGATCGTCATCGGAGTCAAGTACCGAAGAAATTTCTTCTTGTTTTCCCATTATTTCTTCATACATTTTATAAAGTTCCCAATAAGAATAATATTTTAAATTATCTTTATCTTCTCCTTCTTCTCTTGACAATATTCTTATAAGGTCTTTTTTAGTTAATCTTTTTTCTTTATTATCAAAATAATCCTCGTGAATTTTTTCTAATTCTTCAGATTGTTTTTCATTTTCTTTAATTTGTTCTTTAATAATACCTATTTTTTTGTTAATATCCTTGTTTCTACTAAACACTTTTTTTTTATTTTTTATCTTTCTTTCATTGTCCTTTAGTTTTAGTTTAGTTCTTACTAATTCTCCCATAGCTCTGTCAAAATCTACTTGTTCTTGTAATTCAGTAGATTTTGAGTTAATGTCATATGATTTAATTCCAAAATCTTCTTCATCTTTAAGAGAAATATTCATCTTATTAAAATGTTTTCGAATAAATTCTTCATTAGATTCTATTTTTTTCAGAGATGTTTTACTTACAGGTTCTGGTTCATTACTTTCTTTTTGTTCAGCAATACTATTTAATCTTTTTAACTCAGATTCTAATTTTTTATCATTATTTTCAACTTCTGTTTTAGATTTTTTTTCTTTTTCATGTATTTTACTATACAACTTATTTCTCAAATAAAAACCTGTTCCAACACCTAGTCCTCCTCCTAATACAGCGGATAATGCTATTTTTTTATTTCTTTTACTTTTATTTTTTTTACCAAAAAGTGACACAGTTGGTGGCGCCCCCGCCCCCGCCCTAGGGTCATCATCCCATTTACTTTCATTATCAGGATGCCTCCCTAATTCCCATTCTTCCAGTTCTGGTTCCTCCTTTAGACTAGAATAATCTTTTTCTTTTTTTTTGTTTCTTTCTTTTTCTTCATGATTAAAAACAAAAATTCTGAGATAACTACCTATTCTCGCTCCTAATACAGCAGTTATAATAAATACTAAAGCAGCTAACTTATTATCACTAATTTCATAATCTTTAATTTTTTTTATTTTTTGTTTTATTTCCTTTTTCAATTCTTTATATTTCTCACCTGACATTTAATAAATACTAACATTTTTTTAAAAAAAATAGTAGTATTCATTGATAATAAATTATTTAACATTCTCTTTGAAAGAGTATTACACTTAAGTACAAAGCCATAAAATTAATACCGAATAATCCTGCACTAGCCATAGAATCATTAATACCTAGAGATACTTGTTTGTCACCTTTTACTTCTTTCCCTAAAGCGTATCCTACAGCAACTAAAGGAGGAAGTAAAGCAGTAGCAATACCTATACCTACCATAGTTATTTTATCTCCCCAATTGAAAAGAATACCAGCTGCACCAGCTATTACAGCACTTGCTATTAACAAATTAGGATCTTGAACTAATGTTTTACCTCTACCTTCAACAACATCTGTACCATCTGGTTGTTGGAATAAGATTCCACATAAAAATCCTATTACAATTGGTACTACAAACATAGCTAATAATTTATATTCCATTAACTGTCCTTTTGAATGAATTTTAATTTTTTCTTTTCTTTTAAATCCTTCTTTTCCAAATTTCATGATAAGACCACCAATAGGTGATATAAGCATACTACCTATAACAGTTGTTTCACTATTAGTAATAAAACCTGTACCACATATAATTGAACCTATTAATAATTGTACATAATATTGTAAAGAACCTGAACTACTTAGTTTACAAATGTCATGTAAATGTTTCATATACTAAAATAAAATATTTTTTTTTATTTTAATTAGCAAAAGCTAAACCTCCCATACCACTAGTAACTCTTAGTACATTATAATTCCTAGCGAATACATGAAGAGTCAAGCCAACTTCAAGACTATTATTACCAGCCATACCACCGTCTTTCCCTGTAGGTGCACTTGGTGGACCTATAATACTATAAGCCATTTCTGAAGAATCAATTCTTGAAAAATTAAGAGTTCCACTTGGTTGATGTTCTTCTGGTTTAATACTGAAACTGTAGTTATAAACATGACCATCAGGGACTTTAGTATGATGTTGATAAGGTTGTACTAACCTGTAATAACTAGATGGACGAGGAGCTAAACGATCATGACCATTAAGTATAAATTTAGTAGTATAAGTATTAGCTAACCAATCACTACTTCTACCATTTGCAACAGTTCCTCTTGTTCCTTCTGGAGCATCCGCGCTGTATAATGTAGGAGCTATGTAAGTATCTGTTGATGAGTCTCCACTAGGTGTAGCTGAGTAAGTATTATAGCCAAAATTAAACCAACCATTTTTTTCACCTATTCCTTTAACAGCCCTATAATTTTCATCTCTGACTACCCAAATAAGTTCTTTTACAGGGTGATTGTAACCTAAGTTGTAAGTATGATTTGATACGTCGTTTACAAAAGGAATTTCTTCAGTAGCTGTAAATTGCAATTGATCGATTAAGTATTCATGATTTTTTTGAGCGAATCTTCTTCTTTCATCTGTATCAAGATACACGTAATCAACCCATAGTTGACAATTAGAAAGTTTTGCTTCTCTTTCGTCACCAGGGACTATATTAACATACGTCGAAGGGTCTATTTTATTTTTAGCATTTTGATGTTGAATTCTTATACCTTGAGCATTGCCTATACTAGTTGTGTTTCCTTTGTTATAAACAACAATAGCAAGACTATCGAAATCTCTTAATTTAAGACTGATATTAACATCATGATATTGTAATGCAATTAAAGGTATAGCTAATCCTGGGTTACGATTAAACCAGAATTGAAGTGGTATGTGTAAAGTTCTTTTTTCTACAGCATTAAAAGGTAATTCTTCCCTCTTTGCTTCTCCTACCATTTTGTCATAACCGTATTCTTTTTCTGCGGTTTGTGTAAGATCATTCCAAATTTCTAACCATAATCCATAATGTTTATCAATTTCTTGACCTCCTATACTAACTGTTACTTCATCTATTAGAGCATGACCAACGTGTTCAGTCCAAGCTGCTGAATAGTCAGGTTGATTATTTGTACCAGAACGACTCTGCATACCAGCTGTAAGATTTGTATAATTAAAAGTTAATCTTACAGTACCACTCTTAGTACCTGCTGCTGAACCTGAAACTTGTACAGCTAATGCTGGTAAATCTGCTACTAGGTACATTTTACCAATAAGATCTCCTTTACGGGCAATATTACATTCGACTTTACTTCCGAAATTTGCCACTCCAGAGAAGGTTTGTTCTATTGATTCCATAGAAAAATTAGTACATCTTCTGTATACTATTTTCCAGAATGTTATTTGAGGATTACCTGTTAAATAAACATCTTGAGCTCCATAAGCGATTAATTGTATTAGACCACCACCCATACTTTACTTAAACGAATGAAAAAAAAACCATTTTTTTTAACGTATTAATTCGCAAAAGCTAAACCTCCCATTCCTCCAGTTACTCTGAAAATATTATAATTTGTAAGAAAAACCATTAGTTTTAAAGTTCTTGTTATTCCTGTATTTTTACTAAGGTACATTTGTAATTGAGCTTCATCTAATTTTGAAAAATTACAAGTTCCACTTGGTTGATGTTCCTCTGGATTAAGAGAAAAACTATAAACATAAATTTGATTATCTGGGACGTGAGTGTGATGTTGTAAAGGTTGTGTATAACGAAAGTATTCAGAACCTCTAGGTGCTATTCTGTTCTGGCCATTAATTTGTATTCCATTTTTGTCTTCTCTACTAATCCATTCATGTTCTTTACCATCTGTATTTGTCCCGCATGTACCCAAAGGCATATCAGCACTACTTATACCATTAATAGTAATACTATTTGCATTATCTCCTAAAAATCTTACAATATCGTCTTTGTTATGTCCAAAGTTGAACCAAGAATTTTTTGACATGTCGTAAATACCATTAGATTTCTGAGGACATTTTGCAATAGGGTCTTGTAAACACCAAATTATTTCTTTAACTGGGTGATTATATCTTAATTTCAGAAAATTACCAACTTCATTAGCAGCTTCTAATTGTAAAGTATCTTCCATCCCTTTATATTGAAGTTGTTCAATGAGATATTCATGTTCATTCATAGCAAAATTTCTTCTTTCTGGGGTATCAAGATATATATAATCAACCCATAATTTAAGGTCTTGCATTTTAGGAGTAAAATTTCCTACAATACTAGGTCTATGGTTATCTTTGAATTGAGCCCTTAAACCTTGTACATAATTAAGATCTATCCTATTAGAAATTTTATTACCTGTATCTGAACGGTTAATAACTACTATAGGTAAAGCAGTAAATTCTCTAAATTTAATATTAATCTTTATTTCATGATATTGTAAAGCAACTAAAGGTAATGCTAACCCAGGATTACGATTAAACCAAAAGTTAAGAGGTATTTGTAATTTTCTTTTT